AAACAGACATTGCCACAGGCGAAGAAATTGGACAAATGGAGCCAGCAGGAGTAGGTGCCCCTGAAGTGGGATCGGGACCAGCAGGCCCTGTGGTACCCGGAGGCGTGGGTGGTGCAGGCGCCCCGCTAGCATAAATATCTGTATGATACTCAACGAATTCTACAAAAAAGAACCTGAAGCCTATCAGGATCTTGCGCAAGACAACAGCCAACCAGAAATTGGTGACCTGCGTAAAACACATCTAACCCTACGTCAGCTGAACAAACTGCGTAAAATGAACGATGTGCGTATGGTAGAATACAAAGAAAAACTCAAACTGGTGCGTCAGCAGTATGCACCTGCCCCTGAAGCACCGGCCATGTAGTTTATGGCCTTTTTGGCCTCATAAACCGCGTGTTTTTCTCCTGATGTGTAAATAACATTACACTTTACCTACAGGAGTTTTCTATGAACAAATTTGAACAATTGATCGAATACGTGATCAATGATGAAGAAAGCAAAGCACGTGAGCTTTTCCATGATATCGTCGTGGAGAAAAGTCGTGAGATTTACGAGAACTTGATGGCTGAAGAAGCCGAAGAAGATCTCGAAGAAGGTGTCGAAGACATCGAAGAAGGCGAAGAAGATCTTGAAGAAGCTATGGGCGGCGACGCTAGTGACGACTTGATCGACGATGTTGAGGCTGAAGAAGAGTCTGGCATGAACATGGAAGGCGAAGAAGATATGGCCGGCGATGACATGGGCGACGATGACATGGCTGACATGGCTGACATGGGCGGCGACGAAGGCGGTTCTGAACCAGCCAGCAAAGACGACATTCTTAACCTAGAAGACAAACTAGACCAGTTGATGGCTGAATTCGAAGACCTAATGGGCAACGATGACATGGGCGACGGCGACGGTTTTGGTCCAGAAGAAGGCGGCGACGCCATTGAAATGGACGACACTGAAGAAATGGGCATGATGGAAGCTGTGACGCTTAAAGCAGCCCCAAAGCCAGTGACTTCTGAAGAAGGCGGTGTCAACAAGAAGTCTACAGTAGCCGCTAACGCAGGTGCAAAAGGACCAATTGGTAACTCAGTCAAGCCAGTTTCAGCAGGTACTGAAATGGGCGGCAAGCATGATGCAGCCGGCGCTTATAGCAACAGCACAAAAGACCTGATTGGCAAAGTTGGTAATACACCAGCTCAAGGCACACAAAGTCCAAAGCCAGCTACCAAGCCAGTGATGGGTCAAGCCAGCGGTGTTAACACAAAGAGCCCAGTAGCTCGCGGTTAATACATGAAAACACTAAGAGAACAACTTACCTTTAATCAGGCCAATATCCAGGTTCTAGAAGAATCTGGACCGGATGGCCACGGCAAGAATCTCTATTTAAAAGGCATCTGTATTGAAGGCAACAAGCGCAATGCAAATGACCGTGTCTACCCATTACACGAAATCAGCAAAGCAGTTAACACGATTAATCAACAGATTAAAGAAGGTAACTCAGTTTTAGGCGAAGTGGATCACCCAGATGATTTAAAAATTAATCTAGATCGTGTGTGTCACGCTGTTGAAAGTATGTGGATGGATGGTGAAGCTGGTTGCGGCAAAATGAAGATCTTACCAACCCCAATGGGTGAATTGATCAAGACCTTGCTGACATCTGGTGTGAAATTAGGAGTTTCAAGTCGTGGCAGCGGTAACGTTGACGACAGAACAGGACATGTAAGTGACTTTGAAATTGTCACTATAGATGTAGTTGCTCAACCCAGCGCACCCAATGCATACCCTAAAGCAATATATGAAAGTCTCATGAACATGAAGTACGGCCATAGACTGTTAGAGGTAGCACGGGAAGCGGGCGAAGACAACAAAGTGCAGAAGTATCTCAAAAATGAAGTTGTAAAACTCATTAGAGAACTTAAGATCTAAGGAGAATCTACAAATGTTAGATGCAATCAAACCATTGTTAGATAGCAACCTGATCACCGAGGAAACTCGTCAAGAGATCACAGAAGCTTGGGAAGCCAAGTTGAGTGAAGCTCGTGAACAGGCTCGTGCAGAACTCAGAGAAGAGTATGCAGGACGCTACGAACATGATAAGTCAGTAATGGTTGAAGCCCTGGATAAAATGGTAACAGAAAGTCTCACCGCGGAAATTCAAGCTGTGGCTGCTGAAAAGCAATCACTTGCAGAAGATCGCGTTCGTTTCCAAGGCAAGATGAAAGAGTCAGCACAGAAGTTTAACGGCTTCTTGGTGACAAAACTTGCAGAAGAAATTGGCGAATTGCGCAAAGACCGTAAAATGCACACAGAAGGACTAGCAAAACTAGAAAACTTCATGGTGCATGCATTAGCTCGTGAAATTCAAGAGTTTGCCGCAGACAAACGTGATGTAGTGGAAACAAAAGTCCGCTTGGTCCGTGAAGCTCGTGCAAAACTTGAAACACTCAAAACACGTTTCGTAAAAGAAAGTGCAGAGAAAATGAGTCAAGCTGTTAGCCGTCATCTCAGGGAAGAACTGGGTCAATTGCAAGAGGATATCAAAGTTGCTCGTGAGAACAATTTTGGTCGCCGTATTTTTGAAGCATACGCAAGTGAATTTGGTGCTACTCACCTAAATGAGAAAGCAGAAGTTCGCAAGCTATACGCTATGCTAGAAGGCAAAAATAAGCAATTGAAGAAAGCCATTGAAGTCTCACAACACGCCAAAGTTGTTGTGGAGTCAAAAGAACGTGAAATACGTATGATCAAAGAAAGCAATCAGCGTCAAGACCTGATGCAAGAATTGCTGAGTCCTCTAAACCAGGAAAAAGCTGAAGTCATGCGTAATTTGCTGGAAAGCGTACAAACTACCCGTTTGAAAAACGCCTTCGAAAAGTATCTACCAGCTGTGTTGGAAGACCGCTCTGTGAAAGCCTCTAAAGTGATCACAGAAAACGTTTCCGTAGCAACTGGGGATAAAACTGTTCCAAGTAGTCAACAGGAAGATCGCGGCAACGTGATTGACCTCAAGCGCCTGGCAGGGTTATAAAAATTAATTTTTAGGAGACTTAAATGTCACAAGAACTATTAGAAAGCCGCTGGGGCGAGACCAAAGAAGCATTGCTCGAAGGTTTGAACGGCTCAAAGCGCAACAGCATGGGTGTTATCTTAGAAAACACTCGCAAGTACTTGAAGGAAAACGCTTCCGCAGGTTCAACAGCCGCTGGCAACATCGCAACATTAAACCGTGTGATTCTTCCAGTTATTCGCCGTGTTATGCCAACCGTTATTGCTAACGAGTTGGTTGGTGTACAACCAATGACCGGTCCAGTGGGTCAAATCCACACTCTACGTGTACGTTATGCACAGAGTTTGACAGACACTTCTGCAGCCGCTACTTCTGTAACAGCTGGTCAAGAAGCATTGTCACCATTCACAATTGCCACAGCATACTCTACAGTTCCTCAAGGTACTGCTACTGCTACCAACTACACAGGCGGTGCTACAGCTACTATGGAAGGTACTGGCGGTAAGCAAATTTCTGTGCAAATCTTGAAGCAAGCTGTTGAAGCTCGCACACGCAAGTTGCAAGCACGTTGGACATTTGAATCTGCACAAGACGCACAAGCCATGCATGGTATTGACGTTGAAGCAGAAATCATGGCCGCACTTGCTCAAGAAATTACAGCTGAAATTGACCAAGAGATTCTTTTGAGTCTACGTTCATTGGCTGCAACTGAGTTCACATACAACCAAGCTACCGTTTCAGGTACTGCTACATTCGTTGGTGACGAACACGCCGCATTGGCTGTTTTGATCAACCGTGTTGCTAACTTGATCGCCCAACGCACACGTCGTGGCGCTGGTAACTACGCTGTTGTTTCTTCAGCTGCCTTGACAGTATTGCAAAGTGCTACAACCAGCGCATTTGCACGTACTACAGAAGGTACATTTGAAGCACCTACAAACACCAAGTTTGTTGGTACATTGAACGGCGCTATGCGTGTGTTCGTTGACTCTTATGCAAGTGACACAACCCCAGTGTTGGTCGGCTACAAAGGTTCTTCAGAAGCAGACGCTCCAGCATTCTACTGCCCATACATTCCTTTGATGTCTTCAGGCGTTGTGTTGGATCCAAGCACATTCGAACCAGTCGTGTCATTCATGACACGTTATGGTTACATCGAGTTGACAAACACTGCATCAAGCTTCGGCAATGCTGGTGACTATGTTGGCGAGATCGCTGTGTCTAATCTTTCATTCTCCTAATCAGAGAATTACCCAGGGATGGGAAGGCAAGAAACCTGCTTCGGCAGGTTTTTTGTTGGCTATATTTTGTACCAGGCTAGATATTTTACAATTTTTTCAGTAACACTAGCCCAATCTCCTCTTGTGGGTTGTCTAAACAATCTAGCACTAGAATACCAAGGGCTAGAATCTCTATCCAGTAACCAGCGCCAGTCTGTGGCAAAAGCATTGAGCATGACCCATACAGGGCGGCCCAGGGCACCGGCCAAGTGAGTGATAGCAGTATCCACACTAACAATGACATCTAGATGCATCATCAAGGCAGCTGTGTCGGCAAAACTGCTGATTGACCCTGGCCAAAGTCTAAGTCCAGCGTCGGCTAGTGCTTGCTCTTCGTCGGGGGTGGCATCCACTTGTAAACTAACCCATTCATATTCAGGATGGCTCTGGATCATGGACAGCACCTGATCAAACGGCACACCTTTGTGTTGATTGAGCCAGGCATCTCTTCGACCACTCCAGGAAATTCCCACACGCATTTTGTATTTGTGTCCCAGTCGATCTTGCCACTGTTTCATCAACTCAGGGTTAGCGTTCATGTAACTTTGTATCTTGGGCAAGTTATCTAGCGTGACACCAAGTATGCCTGGAATGCTCATGATAGGAACCCAGTAATCAAATTCACCCATGTCGGTGCTATATCCTGCAACTTGCTGTATAATGTCACTGGTGTTTAACAATGGAATCAGTCCGTCTGTGACTTGCAGTTTGACCCGGGCACCCATCAGGTGTAGATTGTAAACAAATCGCACAAACTGAACACAGTCACCGTGGCCTTGCTCGCCAACTACTAGAATAGTCTTGTCTCGGAGATCTTCGCCACGCCAGCGTGGTTGACTAAATTTAGGCTCTGATCCAACAAGATGTTCATAGTTCCATCGAGATTCATAAGCAGGCCAACCACGCTGGTAGTCACCACTCAACAAATAACTCACGGCCAAATTAAACTGTGCAGTCACATTGTTTGGTTCCAACAGTGTGGCATATTGAAGAAACGGTATAGCTCGTTTTGGGTGTCCACATTCACGCATGACATTGCCATAGTTGTTGAATGCCGCAGCCGAATCAGGATCTTGTACAAATGCCATGGCATAACATTGTAATGCTTGTTCGGGGTTGCCGTCGGCTCTGTGCTGGTTACCAGCTTCAATTAGTTCATTAGTATTCATAAGGATATTTACGCTCCAGGCGAGTACTATTTTACATTTTCGCTAAATACTTGTACACACAATAGGGT